ACTTGGACTGTTGCCGATAACGGGCAATACGACTTGGATATTACAATGGCAAACGTAAGTGCGCCCTATGAGCTTTCTGTATTTCGTAATGGGGTGTTTGATTTTTCTGTATTGGTTGCTGCTCACGCTGCATCTTCCGTAACTACAACAATGGCTGCTTTGTCGTATGGCGCAGGAGATACGGTGCAGTTGCTTATCAGACCTCAAAGTGCTACTACACTAAACTATCAATGCACGGACTATTCTGCCGTTGATGGTGATACCTCTGCCGTAAGTTTTTCGGTAGACCAAACTGCATCCGCAACTTACTCTTTTTTAGTGGTAGTGCAAGACCTTATGCCCGAAATAAAGGTAAAAGACTTTTTAGCAGGCATTCTAAAGATGTACAATATGGTGATTGTGCCAACTACATCAACGAGCTTCTTGCTTCAGCCGTTAGATGATTGGTACGCAGCAGGAACCGCCCAAAACTATCAGACCTATCTTGACATCACGGAGTATGTCGTGAACCGCCCACCCCTTTACAGGGAGATTGAATTTAAGTACCAAGAGACCCAAGCAATAATTGGATTTCAATACTTACAGACAAACAACGTAGGCTTTGGGGATTTGAACAACACCTTTAGTTTTGATGGCGAGCAGTTCTTAATTGAGGTGCCGTTTGAGTGTCCGCTATTTGAAAGGCTGACTGACCTGCATACGGGTGGCCTGACAAACGTACTCGTGTACAAAAGCATCACAAGCGAAGCAAACGAAGACGGTATATTCAACCCATACTTGGGTGCGCCCGTATTGTTTTATGGGTACTTTGATAACTACGACTTTGAAGAAACAAATCCTTTAACATTTGTAAATGCAGATGGTAGCCACGAACAAGTGAACATCGCTTGGTATGCCAATACGTCAAACCGCTACCAAAGTGCTGCCTCATCACACGCAATCACGTTTGGCGCAGACATAGACCCATACCATCTGCAATCGGTCAACCAAAGCCTGTACAACAACGAGTGGAGCGACTACATCACCGACCTGTATGCGAAAGCAAGAAGGGTGTACAACGTGGATGCGGTGCTGCCTATCGGTAAAATCATAACGCTGAACCTTCAGAATGCAATCATCTGGAACAATACCAAGTACATCATAAACAACGTGAGTCTAAATATGACCACAGGCAAAGCAACATTTGAACTCCTTAACGTAGTATGACAAAAGGATATATTGGTTATTTAGTAGACCTACTCCAGTCAGAGGACTGGATTGGGGTGAGCGATAACGTAGAAATAGCAAAAGGCAAATACCATATACCAAGTAATTGGCAGGACACCAAAAAGATAATTAGAAGGAGATGGCTCAAGAAATAACGATTGACATCAACATTGTCACCAACGCTGCTCCTGCTGCTGCTAAAATCAGTAAAGAGCTTGATGGTGTAAAGCGTAAGGCTAAAGAGGTCAAGGATGATTTAGACGCAGCCTTTGATGATACTGGCAAAGGTGATGGCAAGATTAAGAAGGGAACACAGGATGTTGAAACCCTAAAGAATGCCTTGTCCCCTATCAAGGGGCTTATCAACGACCTTACGGGTGGAATGTCCGATGCATTCTTCCAAGCGTTCCAATCGGTAAAAGCAACAACCGCAGGGATAAAAGGTCTTGACCTTGCGCTAAAGACTGCCTCGTTTGGTATTGCTATTTTGGTAATTCAAGAAGCGATTAAGTTATACGACCTGCTCGTTGTTAGTGAAGAAGAAGAAGCGGTCGCGTTAAAAGCAGCAACCGATGCAAAGAAGGCCTACAACGATGCAACTATTGCTACGGCAGATGCACTTGACAAAGAGAACAAAGCCCGAGCAGGTGGTTCTAATGAGATTAAACGTGAGATAGCAGAGCTTGAAGCATCTGGGGCAACGGCAGAAGAAATCTTCAAAAAGAAGAAGGAACTAAATTTTCAAGAAAAGTTAGACCTTCTACAACGCCAAGCATTTTTGGGAGATGATGCCAAAGCCCAAAAAGACATTGCGCAATCCTTACTTGATAATGCATCTGCTAACCGTGCGCTTGATTTATCAGAGGACAAACGCATTAGGGACTTAAAAGCAGCAAACGCAGTAAAGTCAAAAGCTGATAGAGAAAAGGAACGTCTTGAGGAGTTTACTCGCCTCAATGAAATAAACCAACGCATTGAGAAGGATAGGCAGCTTATGGAGGATGCCACCAATGCTACCAACGCAGCAATCAAAGCGCAAGCTACATTTAACATTGAGCAACTTGAACTAACCTATGAGGCCATTCAAGATGCGGATGATGCTGCTGCTTTTGCCACAGAGCAACAGATGATGCGCAGCGCACAATATAGAAGGGCTGAATCCGATGCGGCAGATAAAGCCAATAAAGAGAAATTAGATAAAGAGAAAGCCTTTCGCCAACAACTACAAGACCTCGCAACCGATTCGGCTCTTGGAACTATCTCTGCCCTAAAAGAGTTAAACTCTATTTTTGATGCGGATAACGAAGAAGCAGCACAAAAATCATTCAATAGAAACAAAGCTTTAAGTATTGTTGAAACGCTTATCACCACATTTACCGCAGCGCAAAAGGCTTATGCATCACAGTTAATTGTTGGTGACCCTACTTCCATAGTCCGCGCCCAGATTGCAGCAGGTGTAGCCGTAGCAGGTGGCCTTGCCCGTGTAGCGGCAATATCCGCAACAAAGTTTAATTCGGGTGCAGCAGCCCCAACTGCCCCATCTGCAAGCAGCGCGGCAGGTAGTGGTGCGGCAAGCGTTCCTGCACCTCAATTTAACATCGTAGGGCAGAGTGGCACTAACCAACTTGCCCAGAGCATCGGTGGGCAGTTCAACCAACCCATCCGCGCATACGTTGTGGGTGGTGATGTAACGACCTCACAACAACTACAACGCCAACGGGTACGCACCGCAACATTCGGATAATATGAAACTGATAGAACTTATTTTAGATGAAACGATGCTCCTTACGGGCATTGATGCAATCTCCCTTGTAGAGCATCCTGCTATTGAGGAGGACTTTATTGCGCTTAACTCGCAGAAGCGTGAGGTCTTTGCAATGCAAAACCAAGAGAAGCGGTTGTTGATGGGCGCAGCCCTTATCCCAGACAAGCCAATCTACCGCACCGATGGCGAGAATGAGTACTATGTGTACTTCTCCAAAGACACCATCCGCAAAGCGATGGAGTTGTTCTTTAAGAACGGCTACCAAAACAACGCTACCATTGAACACGACTACGATGTCAAGGGTACTACGATTGTAGAGTCTTGGATTATTGAAGATGCAACGCTTGATAAGAGCAGGGCTTATGGCCTTGACCTACCCATAGGCACTTGGATGGTATCTATGAAGATAGAGAACGATAGCATCTGGCAGCGCGTCAAGAGTGGTGAGTTTCGTGGGTTCTCTATTGAGGGCTACTTCGTTGATAAGTTAAACCTATCCAAGCAGGAGTTAGAGATTATTGAGGAGCAAGAGGCAGCGTTGATGCTATCGCAAATAATCGCTATCATAAAAAGAGATGGTCGTAAGAAGTCGGGAACACGCACCGAGCTTGAGGCTTTTGCTGACTACCCCGATGCGGTAAAGAACAACGCCAAGCGCGGCATTGAACTAAACGAGAAGAACGGCAACAAGTGCGCTACGCCTGTGGGTAAGGTAAGGGCGCAGCAGTTAGCTCAAGGCAGGGCATTGTCGGTAGAGACAATCACACGGATGTACTCATACCTATCAAGAGCCGAGACATACTACGATGAAAGCAATAGCGAAGCCTGCGGTACAATATCATTCCTGTTGTGGGGCGGTCTTGCAGGCAAAAGGTGGGCAGAGTCCAAACTCAAGGAACTTGGTAAGATTGATCTTGCGGTAGGCGTACCCCATTACACCGCAGATGGCAAACTCTACACAGGCCTAACTCACAAGGATGAAAATGGCAGGCTGATGACTGGCGCAGAGCATACAGAAGATAGCGAATACCTATACCACAAAGAAGACCTCAAAAATGAATAGACCACAAAAACTCCCTGTTGCTTCCCCACGAGGTGGAAGGCGTGGATGCTTATGCCCCGACAATACCTACAAGTCAATCTGCTGCGATGGCTCCCTGCAAGCGCAGGGTGTTGGTTCGCTTGTCGGACAAGGAACAGTAGTTATCAATCCTTAAAAATGTTACAAATAACCAAAACCCTTTTAATTAGTTAGTATGAAAGCAAATTCAATTTTGAACAGAATCCTTGCCGAACTTGCTTCCGTAAGGAATGTAAGCTTGGCAACAATGAACCTTGAGAACGGTGCCGTTCTTGAGGCTGAAGCCTTTGAAGCAGGCAACGAAGTGTTTATCCTTAGTGGAGAAGACCGAGTTGCAGCTCCAGTTGGCGAACACCTTTTAGAGGATGGCCGTATTTTGGTCATCACCGAAGAAGGCGTAATCGCTGAAATTAAAGATGCCCCTGCTGCTGAAGTAGCAGTAGAGGTTGAAGTACCTACCGAATTGGCTGATATGCCAATGGTAGAAGAAGCCCCTGCGGTTGTAGCAATCATTGAGAAAGTTCTTGAGGAGATTGCAATGATGCGCGAAGAAATGAAAGGGATGCGTGAGGAGATGGGCAGTTATGCCAAGAAGGAGGAGATGAAAGCTATGAAAGCTGAACTATCTGCCGCACCTGCTGCGAAAGCCATCAAGCACAATCCAGAGACAAAGCAAGTCCAAAAGATGAGTTCTAACCGCCCCGAAAGAGCGATTGACCGAGTCCTTGCACGAATCAACAAATAATAAATATAAAAAATGGCTACGACCACTTCAATCACCACTTCGTACGCTGGCCAATTTGCCAGTAAGTACATCTCTGCTGCTCTTTTGAGCGCAAACACTTTGGACAAAGGTCTCATTGAGATTCTTCCAAACGTAAACTACAAAACCACCTTGCAGAAGGTGAACACCAATGACATCGTAAAAGATGGTACTTGTGATTTTGATGCAACTTCTACCTTGACTTTGACCGACCGCGTTCTTGCCGTTGAGCCTTTTCAAGTAAACTTGCAGCTTTGCAAAAAAGACTACTACTCATCGTGGATTGGTGGTCAAATGGGCTTCTCTGCTTACGATAGCATTCCTGCTTCTTTCGCTGACTTCCTTATCGCTCACGTTGCTGCAAAGACTTCACAGAAGATTGAGCAGAACATTTGGAACGGTAACGCTGCAAGTGCAGGTGAGTTCTCTGGATTCCTTTCTTTGATGACTGCTGACTCTGACGTTATTGACGTAACCGCTACCACCGTGACTGCTGCAAACGTAATCACAGAGCTTGGTAAAGTTGTAGATGCCATTCCTTCAGCACTTTACGGTAAGGAGGATTTGACTATTTTCGTGCCACAAAACGTAGCAAAGGCTTATGTCCGTGCGCTTGGTGGATTCGGAACTTCAGGTCTTGGAGCGAATGGTGTTGACAACAAAGGCACTACTTGGTACGGCAACGGAGACTTGTTCTTTGATGGCATCCGTGTCGGAATGTGTAACGGTCTTCCTTCTAACAAGATGGTCGCAGGTCAAACAAGCAACTTGTTCTTCGGAACAGGACTTCTTGATGAGCGCAACGAAGTTCGTGTTCTTGATATGGCTGACCTTGACGGATCAGACAACATCCGCGTAATCCTACGCTTCTTCGCAGGAGTTCAGTACGGAATCGGAGCTGACGTAGTCCTTTACTCTTAATCCGAGTTAATGTAAATCAAGAGGGGGCTTGGGCTATGTCCTCGCCCTCTTTTTTAATTCTAATAAAACAAAGAAACAATGGCTTGTGATTTAACTAAAGGCAGGGCGGTACCCTGTAAAGACGTAGTAGGTGGCATTCGTGCCGTGTACTTTGTAGACTTTGGTGACTTGGGTACGATTACCCTCACCAACGATGAGATTACCAACATCAGTGGTACCTTCTCTGCTTACCAATACCTTGTGAAAGGCAACTCATCTTTTGAGCAGACCTTCAACTCAAGCCGTGATAATGGCACAACCTTCTTCACGCAGACGTTGAATTTGACGTTGACCAAACTCACAAAGGAGGACAACAAAGAATTGAAGCTGCTTGCTTATGGTCGGCCTTATGTGGTGGTACAAGACTACAACGGCAACGCATTCCTTATGGGTATGGTGAACGGTGCTGAAGTAACGGGTGGAACGATTGTAACTGGTGCGGCAATGGGTGACCTATCGGGTTACACTTTGACAATGGAAGGGCAAGAGACAATGCCTGCCAACTTCATCGCAGGTGCTACTACTGCCAATCCATTCGCAGGACTTGCAGGTGCAACTGACACGATTGTTGTGGGTTCAAACTCGTAACCTACCACAAGGCAGAATAGTTAAGGGGGCGCAAGCCCCTTTTCTATTTTCAAACAAATCTGAATTAAAAGGTTATTTAGTTACGATGCATATCCTTCAAGTATCAGCCTCACCACAAGCCATTGTAATCATACCTCGCACGTTCCCTGCGAGCGTTACGATTGCGCTGATTGATGAATCAACAAACACCACCGCAACACCTGCGGTTACGGCAGCCTCTGCTAATGGTTTTATGACCCTTACAGGCACGTTCGTACTGGTCAACAATAGATTCTATGGGTTAAAGGTATTCGCATCGGGAAATCTAATATATCGGGATAGGGTATTCGTAACTTCGCAAACAGACTACGAGAAATTTACGGTGAACCAAAACGTCTACACCGAAGAAACAAGCTACAATAATGACTACATCATCATCTAAAGGAAGCAAGGTTCACGTTGTGAACTTCAGTTCCTACACCACGCCTGTCATTAAAGAGGTTCAGGGCAAGGACTATATTGAATACGGAGAGGACAATAACTACTTCGGGTATTTGATTGACCGCTACAACGGCTCACCCACCAACAACGCTATCCTCAACTCTTTGATGGATATGACCTTTGGTAAGGGACTGGATGCTACGGACTCTGCCAAGAAGCCGAGCGAGTACGCAGCGATGCGTGGCTTGTTCACCAAGTCCTGCTTACAGAAGGTCGTAGCTGACTACGTTATGATGGGGCAATGCTCTTTTCAGGTTGTGTACTCGCAAGACCACAATATGATTGTAGAGGTTCAGCACATCCCCGTAGAGACGCTCAGAGCCGCAAGGTGCAACGAAGACGGAGAGATTGAGGCTTACTACTACGCAAAGGATTGGACAGACGTAAAAGGCAGAAAAGAGACTGCGGTACGCATCCCTGCATTTGGCACAAGCAAAGAGGGATTAGAGATTCTGTACATCAAGCCATACCGAGCAGGATTCTACTACTACTCCCCCGTTGACTATCAAGGTGGCCTGCCCTATGCAGAGCTTGAAGAGGAGATTGCCAACTACCATATCAACAACGTACAGAACTCTTTAAGCCCATCACTTTTGATTAACTTCAATAATGGTGTGCCGAGTGAAGAAGAGCGCAGGCAGATAGAGAATCAGATTGCTCAAAAGTATAGCGGCAGCTCAAACTCTGGTAAGTTCATCCTTGCCTTCAATGATAACAAAGACCTTGCAGCCACCATTGACACCGTTCAGCTATCGGATGCTGCTGCTCAATATCAGTTCTTATCTGATGAGGCCGCACAGAAGATAATGGTTTCGCATCGTATTGTAAGCCCTATGCTAT